TTTCTGAATATGGAATTACATATTCAAACGGAACAGAATTGGCTGCAGTAACAGCAGATTATTCTGGAACAGATGTAAGAGTTAGAGTAACACCAGCAAATGCCAACACAGAAGTTGTCGTTGTTGGAACACTAATTAAATAATTTAATAAAGGTTTTGGGGGATTCCTTAAAAATCCCCCACCAAAACACTTAGGGGATATGTGAACTTAAATGGCAACAGATAATAAGAATTTTAAAGTAAAGAATGGACTCAATGTAGCAGGTACTGCCACATTTGGGTCTAACGTCGTTTTAGGAACAACACCCCTTCGATTTGATACAGCAACAAATAAGCTACAAATTCAGCTAAATGGAGCATGGGTTCCAATAGCTTTTAATTCAGAAATTCCAGATCCAGCAGCTCAGGTTGGATTTATGGATATTGGATTAGCAATAGATTATAATGGCCAGCCAATATATACACTTCAAGCAAATGGAGTAAATCCTGGCCCAACTAGTAAGTTTGTAGATGGTGGATCTCCATATTCTACAGATTCAGATGTTTCAATGGTTTTTGACTCAGGCGTCATATCTTAAATCATTAAGTGATACAATAAGCAGTATAAATAAAATATATAAGGGGTACTAAAATGGCAACAGTAAGATTACAATTAAGAAGAGGCTTAGCAGACGATTGGTTTGATGCAAACCCAACATTGGCAGCTGGAGAAATTGGTATTGAAACAGATACTAACACCTTTAAATTTGGTGACGGTAATACTCCATGGAACAGCCTTGAATATGCCCTTTCAGGAACTGTAGACGATTATATTCTACTAACCACAAAGGGAGCTGCAAACGGAGTCGCATCTCTTGACTCTTCTGGATTTATCCCAGCATCTCAGCTACCTCCCCTAGCAAAGGTAACAGTTAGTGCAGTTGCTAATCAAGCAGCAAGACTTGCCCTTACAGCAGAAGCTGGAGATATTGCCATTCAGGCAGACAACGGAACAACATATGTACTATCTTCTTCACCAGCAAGCACTAATGGAAACTGGAGAGAAATTTCTGCAACAGCCGCAATTTCAGCTGCAGTAGCAGCTCACGAAGCAGATACAACATCTGTTCACGGTATCGCAGATACAAGCCTTCTTGTAACAACCAATGGAACTCAAACACTTACAAATAAAACAATTACATCTCCTTCTGGCCTAGTTAAGTCAGATGTAGGTCTTGCAAATGTTGATAATACTTCAGATGAAAATAAGCCAGTCTCTCTTGCAGCACTTGCAGCACTTGGCTTGAAAGCACCACTAGAGTCACCAGCTCTTACTGGAACTGCAACAGCAAACAACCTTACAATTTCTGGAAACTTGACCGTAAATGGAACAACATCTACAATTAACTCAACAACACTTACAGTTCAAGATAAAGACATAGTTCTTGGACAAACATCATCTCCAACAGATGCTGGAGCTAACGGCGGCGGTATAGTTCTAAAAGGAACAACAGATAAATCAATTACATACAGCGTTGCTAAAGATGCTTGGGAGTCATCAGAAAATATTAATATTCCTGGAGACAAATCAATTAAGATAAACAACATTGATGTCTTAACAATAAGCACAGTTTTAGGAAAGTCTCTTCCAGGAGTAGTTGTTGGAACAACTGAAACACAAACTCTAACTAACAAAACAATTAATAGTCCAGTAATCGATGCACCAGCATTTTCTGGAACATTCTCTCTTCCAATAACTACAAGTATTGGAAATGTTTCTGCAGATGAAATGCAAATGATAAACGGAGTTACATCAAACGTGCAGACTCAGATCGATGCTAAGGCGCCATCTGCTTCTCCTACATTCACAGGAACAGTAGTTCTTCCTTCAACTACAAGTATTGGAAACCTATCATCCGAAGAGCTAGAGCTTCTAAACGGAGTTACAGCAAACGTACAGACTCAGATCGATGCTAAGGCTCCATCTGCTTCTCCTACATTCACAGGAACAGTAGTTCTTCCTTCAACTACAACTATCGGAAATATTTCTTCCCAAGAGCTAGATCTTCTAAACGGAGTTACAGCAAACGTACAGACTCAGATCGATGCTAAGGCACCATCTGAATCTCCTACATTCACAGGAACAGTAACATTGCCAAGCACAACATCAATCGGAAACCTTACTTCAACAGAGTTAGGATACCTTGATGGAATTACATCTTCTGTACAAACACAGATTGGCGCAGCAGCAACAGCACTTTCAAATCACGAAGCAGATACAACAAATATTCACGGTATTGCAGACACTTCACTGCTAGCAACTACAACAAATGTTGCAACAGCTAAATCAGAAGCAATTTCAGAAGCTGGAACAGCAGCAGACACAAAGGTGTCAACTGCAGTAGCAGCACTTACAAAGTCTTCAGTAGGGCTTGCAAATGTTGACAACACATCAGATGCAAATAAGCCAGTTTCAACTGCTACTCAGACAGAGCTTGATTTAAAGGCTCCAAAAGCTTCACCAACATTTACTGGCACAGTAGTTCTTCCAGCAGTAACAGCAGGTGGAAGTATAGTTCCTACAACAGATAATACATTTGACTTAGGTTCTCCTACAAACATGTGGAAAGATATCTACGTAGGTCCAGGATCTCTATATGTTAACGGACAAAAGGTTCTTCAGGATGAATCTGGAGCAATTGTTGTTTCTGCTGACATTAATGAAAATCTAGGACTAAGAACAAGCGGCAGCGGTAACATAGAGTTTGATCCAACAGGAGCTGGCTCTATCAATATCAAGGGCCCAGTTGTTGTTGAAGCGGGAGCAAATTTCTCAAGCTCAGACGGCAATGGAATTGGATTTAGCAACGGACTTAAGTCTGACACTCTAACAAGCAGAAGTACAAACACAGACCTTTCTTTGTCAGGAAATGGCACAGGAAAAGTTTACTTAAATGATAATGCAGAAGTAAATGGAAACCTTGTTGTAGGCGGAAACTTGACAGTAAGCGGAACAACAACAACTGTTAACAGCGAAACAATTAGCTTAGCTGATAACATTATTGATCTAAACAGCAATTATACTACTGGTACTCCTACAGAAAATGCAGGAATCAGAGTAATTCGTGGAGACTCTAATGCAGTGCAGGTGCGTTGGAACGAAGCCACCGATAAGTGGGAGTTTACAACTAACGGATCAGATTATTATGTAATAGCCCCAACTGACTCACCAACATTTACTGGTACAGTAAACGGAATTACAAAGTCTATGGTAGGCCTTGCAAATGTTGATAATACATCAGATGCAAGCAAGCCAGTCTCAACAGCACAGCAAACAGCACTTGATTTGAAGCTAGCTTCTGCTACAGCTGCATCAACTTATGCTCCAATAGCTAGCCCAACATTTACTGGTACAGTAACAGTTGCAGCAGCAGGAGTAGCATTTACAGATGGAGCACAGACAAAACAAGGAGTTCCTTCTCTAACAGTAATTGGAACTGAAATTTCAGCAGATTATAACCTTTCAACAGGTGGACTTGCTCTAAGAGATCAGTTGATTCCAGTGGCAGGAACACGGGCAATTACAGTTCCAACAAATGCAACAACAGCATACCCAGTTGGAACTTCAATAAGCTTTTACCAAGCATCTGGAACTGGAGCTAACTTTGTAGCAGCAGATGGTACAGTTACAATTTTACGCACACCAGGATTAAAGCTAAGAACAACACACTCATCAGCAACACTTACCAAGGTAGCAACAAATACTTGGTTGCTAGCTGGAGACTTAACAGCATAATAAATATAATGGATAGGGGTTAATAAATGGCAAATAAAAGAATAGGTACGAGGTCATCAGCACAAGATAATTTCTTGGAGCCAAATAAGCCAATAATTGACAGCGTCACAGACGTTGGAACAGATAGGCCTTATAATAATGGTGCCGTAACAGTAGCATTTTCTTTGCCAGCAGGCTCCCCTCCAGCAACATCTTATAATATAACAGCAAGTACTGGACAAACAGGAACAGGATCGTCTTCTCCAATTGTTATAACAGGATTTGCATCTGGTGCAACTCCAACATTTACAATGACAGCCTCAAACGCTGCAGGAACTTCCCTTGTTTCAGATGCTAAAGGCCCAGTTACAGTCACAACAGTTCCACAGCAACCTCAATCTGCTTCAGCAACAGCTGGTGTAAATCAAAATACAATTAACTGGCAACTAGGAGCAAACGGAGGCAAGCCGTTAACACGGCACAATGTTACTGGATCCGATGGATCAGCTTCTGGAAACTTAGCTGGAAGTGCAACATCAGCAGTAATAGCTGATACAGCAAATACTTCACAGACATACTCTGTTATAGCAAGAAACGACAACGGTCCGTCTTTGGCTTCAAATACCACTGGAAGCGTTACGACTCTACCACCGTTCTTCCCATTCTTCCCACCGTTCTTCCCACCGTTCTTCCCATTTTTCCCACCGTTCTTCCCATTCTTCCCACCGTTCTTCCCACCGTTCTTCCCACCGTTCTTCCCACCGTTCTTCCCGTTCTTCCCACCGTTCTTCCCACCGTTCTTCCCACCGTTCTTCCCACCGTTCTTCCCATTTTTCCCACCGTTCTTCCCATTCTTCCCACCGTTCTTCCCACCGTTCTTCCCAGGATTTGGACCATACTTCCCAGGATTTAAAGCACCGTTCTTCCCAGGATTTGGACCATACTTCCCAGGATTCGGACCGTTCTTCCCAGGATTCGGACCATCATTTGGACCATCCTTCCCATCATTCGGTGGCTGGGGACCTTACTAATCAGTTATAAATTAATGATTATAAATACTTTTCTTTTCTAGAAAAGTATGATAAGATTGCATAGTCGAAAAGAGAAAAAATGGAATGGTACGACCTGCCAAGAATTGAAAAAACAAATTCAAGACTTGATTCAATAGTTATTAATGAAAATATTGAAGTACAGAATATTGATTATGGAATTAATCTATATCGAAACGCTATAAGCCAAGAAGACTGCAAAAAAATAATTGACCTTTTAGAAAAAGAAATATCCCTGGGCAAAAGAGGCATTGCTTGGCATGGTGCAACAGTTAACGGAGAAAAAAGAACTTCTCATGCTAGAAACTGCTATGACTTAAAATTTAAAAGAGATCATGTTGGAAAATATATAGGAGAAAGCGAAGCCTTAAAAGAATGTTATGATTTAGTTGATGTTGGACTAAACAAGTCGTTAAGGCATTACGAATCTATTTGGAATTTTAATATTAACTACAAAGAAGCATTCAACTTTGTTAAATATTTGCCAGGAGAGTTTTTTAAGATCCACGCCGATCACGGCCCATACTACACATGCACTGTATCTGCAGTTGTTTATCTTAACGACGATTATGAGGGCGGCGAGATTGAGTTCCCAAGACATAACTTTAAGCTAAAGCCAAAAGCTGGAGACATAATCCTATTCCCATCGAACTTTGTTTATGAACATGCATCATTAGATATTACATCTGGGCAAAAGTATTCTGTTGTGGTTATGATGGATTATAATGATCTTTATCACAAAGATGAGGAAGGCCAAAAGTATTAAAATACTATTTCAATCTTTTAGGCCATGGCTAAATAGGTTCAGTCCATCTTTACCAAAACCAACACAAAATTCAATTCCAGACTGGTATAAGGAAGCAGATAGATTTGCAAAAATGCCAAATGGAGAATATTATAAGGCAACAAAAGAGATTTGTCCAGTTCCAAGAGAAGGAACAACAAATGATTATGGTAAAATTCCAACATGGAAAGCTTGTCCAGCTATACTAGATGCTTTTATGACAGGATATGTATTGAGCACACCATGTGATTTAGAATTTAAAAAAGATAAAAATGGAAAGATTACAGTTGATATAAAAGACAAAAAGCATACTGGATTTGTTACAGCAAGGACTCCAATGGATCAGTTTCCATCTCCAATTGGATACTATGAGGAGCATTTTGCCTGGTATCCAGAATGGGGAATTCAGGTTCCAGAAGGATACAGCGCATTGTTTATGACACCGATGAACAGATTTGATCTTCCATTTTTAAACACCAGTGGTGTTGTTGATAATGACAAGGTTCACCTTTTGGGAACATTCCCATTTTTTATTGCAAAAGATTGGGAGGGCACAGTTCCAAAAGGAACTCCTTTCCTTCAAGTTCTTCCCTTTAAAAGAGAAGACTGGGAACATAATGTTGAATACTTAAGTATAAAAGAGATGCAAGAAAGATTAATTGAAAATGCAAAATTTTACCGTCAGCCTGATGGTGGAGTTTATAAATCAAAAGTTTGGATAAAGAGGGATTACAAATGACAACAGAATCTAAAAGCACAGCTCCAACATGGAGTAGCAAAGAGGTCTTAGCGCCTGGTATTATTGTTTACAGAGATGTAATTAAAAAAGATCTTGATGTAATCAATAGACTTGAGAGCAACCTAGGATCAGTAGCTGAATATGGATCATTGTCTCCTGAAGGCAAAAGATATCACTGGATGCCAGCATATGTTGGATACCAGCAACTAATACCAAACTATAGAGATTGTGTAGATTTTAAATTTAAAAAAACAGATATTAGCAAAGATACAAGTGAAGAGTCTTTAAGGTTACAAGCACTATGGCAAGACGTTTATGATGCACAGTATCCAGCAGTTGTTGATTACTGCAAAGAACATAACTTGATGGAACTAAAGTATTGGGAAGCATTTAATTTTATCAAGTATGGAGAAAATCAACATTTTATGGAGCATCAGGATCACGGGTACTCATACAATTGCGTGGTCTCCCTTGTAGCATATATTAACGATGATTATGATAACGGAGAGCTTTATTTTAGACTTCAGGATTTAAACATTAAGCCAAAAGCTGGAGACCTATATGTTTTCCCATCTAACTTTATGTACGCTCATCAGGCTAAACCAGTTACAAATGGAATAAAATATTCTATTGTCACAATGCTTGACTATAGCAAAAAGTTTCATACTCCAGACATGTACGATCCAAAGTGGGATAACGAAGTAAATGAAAATAACAGTCTATAAAAATAGCGTAACCCCTTCAAAAATTGAACAAACTAAAGTTAAAAGAGACTGGATGGATGAAACAGTAAATGCTCATGCATATAAATGTTTCCCAGTATCTTTAGCAAATACAATTGGTTGGTCTATTTCCTTTGATCACGACATAGAGTTTATTTGGGACGGTATATCTGATACTACTCCAGATCATGTAACTATATTAAAAGATGAAGGAAACGTATGCACCACCCAAAGAGCGAATGCTACTGTTAGCTTTTACTCTGGATTTTTCTTTGAGTCAGACGAAAACATGTCTATGCTTCAAATAGTTCCACCAAATTTCTTTGTAGATGGAGCTACGCCATTTACAACAATTATATCCACTTCTGTTTTAAAGGAAGCTATCCCAATTGCATGGAAAATAACAAGACCAAATACAGTAATAAAGATACCAGCAGGAATGCCAGTAGCAACATTTATTCCAATATCTTTAAAGCAGTATCAGGACATAGACCTAGAAATTAAAGACAAAGTGTTTGTAGATGATCAAAAAATGAAGGCGGAAAGACTAAAGGTTTGGGAAGAGATTTCTAAAAGAGGCGAGTTTACTAATTTCTATAGAGATGCTGTAGAATATGATGGTACAAGCCTAGGAAAGCATGAGTTGAAGTCTTTAAAGTTAAAGATTACAGACCTTACTTCCAAAAACAAGAAATGATATAATGAATATATGAATCAAACAAATCAGGACGCTACAGTAGTCTACAAAACTCCATCCCTTACGCCATCTGGCTTTTTTGGTACAAGCAAAGATATGATTGTCGAGCTTGAAAACTTTATGACTCAAGAAGAAATAGAATTCCTTGAAGCAGCTGCTAGAAAAATTACTATATGGGATATAACAGAAAGCCATGTTAATGAAAATGGTACAACCGTATACGATGCTAACTATTGGAAAGATAGAGTTTGCACTAGCCCATCTTTAGATAAAAATGACCCAGAAATTAGACCAGTGCTCCAGGGTTTATTTGAAAGACTAAAGCCAATCGTTGAAGATTTTTATAAGGTTAAGGTAACCCCTACGGGAACGACAATTGTAAGATGGCTACCTGGACAGTTTCAAAAACCTCACGCAGACAAAGAACTTCATGAGCTTCCAGATATTGGGATGCCAAATGATTTTCCTTATTATGATTTGTCAAGCTTATTTTATTTAAACGATGACTATGAAGGCGGAGAGCTTTACTTTCCACTACAAAATGTTCAGTTTAAACCCAAGAAAGGCGCAGCATATTTTTTCCCAGGAGATATGAACTATATCCACGGGGTAACAGAAATTAAGGGTGCCATTAGATACACATGTCCTTTCTTTTGGGAAATACTAGAGCATACTGGAGAAAATCAGCCAGATCCAAATAAAAAATATTATAGAACACTTATGGATGAGGATATAAATAAATGAGTACTTCAGAAAGATTAACGTCAGACATATTAGTATTTAAAAACTTTTTAACAAAAGAAGAATCTTCTGCAATCATAAAAGTTTTAGAAGAACAGGTATTAAATGAAAAGCTATCCTGGACTCCAATTACATTTTATGAATCATATTCTTCAGTGCTTCCACAAGATGGGGACGAAGAGCTAGAAAAATTTGGATTGCCATCAGATTTTTTTTCAACACTTCAAAATAAAATTATTGATGCAGTAGCAGAGGTTCATGGACACTCTTCTTCAGATATCCATAAGATTGGATTTCATGCTCAAAAATGGGAGCCAGGCGCATTTGCAAAAGAGCACTCTGACAATACAGATTTGCAAGGAAATACTGGTCCGTTTGAAAGAAGTAGATACGCAGCGTTCTTGTATTTAAATGATGAGTTTGAAGGCGGACAATTAATATTTAACAAGCAAAATCACACACTTGTTCCAGAAACTGGTTGCCTAGCAGCCTTTGCTGGCGGATTTGATAATACGCATGAGGTTACAATGATTACTTCTGGTATTAGATATACTTTGGGATCCTTTTGGGATAATAGGTCACCAGAGTCATACCCTCAAGAAACGATAGATGCCTGGGATGCAGAAATGAAAAAAATTAGAGAAGAGCAAGAGGTTATAAAGTCAGAATGGCAGGATGCATTAAAAGAAGGTTATAAGATAGATCTAGATGGCAATAAATATAAAATAGAGGAGAACGACTAATGAAGCTAGAAGAAAAATTACATGAAAATGTTTACATGTACTCAGATGTAATCGAGAACCCCCAAGCAATTATTGATTTAATTAATAAGCTAGATTCTGATGAAAGAGTTCATAAGGTTATCCCAAGCTGGAAAAACTGGAATTCAAGTAGCAGAGACGGAAACATATTTGGAAAGAAAAAAGACTTTAATCTTTCTGAGGTAGAGAATTTAGATGAAGACATAAGAAAAGATGTAGACTTTATTATATCAACAATTAGAAATGCTATTAAAAATATATCAGAATCTTTTATTGTTGATAGAGGTCTTAAGGGAGTACCAAACGTATCACCATTTGTCGGTATCCAAAAATATATTGAAGGTTGTGCAATGGGCGCACACTTTGATAGACAGGCTGGAGACAACAGCTTGGAATGGTCAATTATTATTTATTGGAATGATAACTACGAAGGCGGAGAGATATCATTTGTTATCAGACCAGAAGATCTGAGATTAGAAATGAATGGTCATCTTAGACCACCAGATGATGCGCTAGATCCAAGAACAAAAGACATGGTTACATTTACTGCAAAGCCAAAGGCTGGAAGCGCATTGATATTCCCGTCTACAGATCCATACAAGCATCAAGTTCATATAATGAAATCAGGAGAGAAGTTTATTACTCCTGGATTTATATTTGTTGACGGTTATGTTGTTGGAGGTCCAGGCGGACCATCAGAAGAATACATTAGAGCCTATCACGAACAAAACCAGGAATGATTTAATCCTTGTCAGACTATAAAATTGTAAGGTTATCTGATCAAGTTTATGAAATACAAAATTTTATAACACAAGATGAGCTTGATCAGGTAATGCAGTTTATAGGATTAAGAAACGAATCTGACTGGTACGGAGAAGATGTACAGTATGAATTTTGGGACACCAAGGTTTTAAATAGAAAATTTATTTATCCAGATAGCAAGATTTTAGACTTTCATTCTAGAATCTCTAATTTGTTTTCTGGAAATCATGATGTTACTGGAATAAACTTACAAAGATACAAAATTGATGAATTCCTTGGACTTCACACTGATGATCATGAGGGTCACAGGCTATCTAATCAAAAGGTATTTTACGGTGCTGTTCTTTATTATAATGATAATTATGATGGAGGAGAAGTAGAATATCCTGAGTTAGAAATAGTGCATAAGCCAAAAAGTAGATCATTGCTTATACATGGTGGTAAAGTCTTACACGGAACAAAGCCAGTTAAAAATGATGTAACTAGATACATATCATCAGTATTTATTAAACATCATATTGATGATAGCATATCATTGAATAAAGAAATTTTTGGAGAATATCATGGAGTATAAGGGAAATAGTGGACAAGAAAGATTTGTTATTGAGCTTCTTAAAAATAAAGAAAATGGTTTTTATGTTGAGCTTGGAGCGTTTGACTCTAAAAAAGGAAGCAACACGTATCATCTAGAAACAGATTACAATTGGAAGGGGGTATCCTTTGAGATAGATCCAGAAAGACATGCGGAGTTTGTATCAAACAGAAAGAACCCTTGTATATTAGGAGACGCTACACACTTTAACTATATATCTTACTTTGAAGAAAACAACTTTCCAAAACAAATAGATTATCTTCAAGTTGATATAGATGCTGGTTACACCCCAGAAGGAAATTCTGTTGGGAATCCATATTTAACACTACATGGATTAATAGCAGTGCCTCTTAGCAAATATAGATTTTCAATAATTACCTTTGAGCATGACTCGCAGATTGAGTACAATAATAAGGGAATGAGGGAAGCTCAAAGAGAAATTTTATCATCTCTTGGATACAAGCTTGTAGTTAGAGATTGGCATGAAGATTGGTGGGTAGATCCATATGCTATACCGTATTTGGATTTTAGAGAAAAATTTAAGATGGCGTGGACATAATGAGTGGGCAACTAAAGCAAGAGCATCATGATGTAGTTAAAGAGTATGTTAATTCAGTTAATGAAAAAATAAGCGACGCTTACATGCTTACAATTGCAAGGGATGGGGAAGAGCCAGCGAGATCAATTATATTTTTCCCAAATGCGATTGAGGCAGCAGAAGCATATAACATGTACAATGACTGGGGCTTTGCAAAGCAATACCTTACAGTAAGATTATATGAGCCTACAGGAAAAGTAAATGAAAAGGTGTTTAAGAGAAATCAGGCGGGGGATCCAACATTTCTTAGAACAAACTATATAGATGTCACAGAAACGTTATTGGGTCTAAAGCCTTTAATTTCAGATCAGGCATACGAAAATACCTGTATGGAAATAATGACATCATTTGCCAAAGATAACTGGAGATTTGACCCAGAAAGATTCCTTTTGAATTTGGGTATTGAAAAAAAGCTAGACTGCTAATTTTATGATTATGTAGTATAATATTGAATATGACTCCTTATAAAAGAATCCCCAGAAGACATTTTACAGATCTTCAATTTAACCCATACTTTCAAAGTCATGGGTTTTTGGAAAAGCAGGAGAAAGTAGATAAAAAAAATAAAGAAGACTTGAGATCTGTAATTAAGTTTTTTCAAAGAATCTGGTTTAAAAAATAATGTCGTACTATTTATCAGCTATAAAAGATTTTCCAATTGGAATGTGGAAACTAGATGAGCTATCTGGCTCAGTAGCGTATGATATATCTGGCTGTGGTAATAATGGGTCTTATGTTGGACAAATTATTAAATCTGGAATGCCAATTGTTTCTGGTGGCTTACACTCAACCAAAGTAGATAGCAGCAACTATTTACAATTTACTTTATCAAAAGATTTTTCTGGTACAGATGGTACTGGTGGCTTTGCAACTATCGATACATATGATAACGATTTTAGTTTAGAGGTATGGTTTCACCCCAAAACTTTAACATCCCTAACTCCTATACTTGCAGACTCAAGCGGTATAGGTTTATATTGGGATAAAGGTAATGTGGTATTTAAATTAGAAAATGAAAGAATTGATTATTCAGTTCCAAACCCAGACAGAGTAATACATGCAGTTGGAGTTTACTCAGTCAACTCCATGTTGCTATATGTAGATAGTGTCTTGGTTGCATCTAAAGCAGTAGACTTTAAGTTTACAAATACTAGTGTGACTCTTTATTCTGGACCAGCATCTAACACAGAGCACTTTTTGATAGATTGTCCAGCAGTATACAGATACTCTATTTCACAAAGAGCTATATCCTCACATTACAATAATTTGTTTTTAAACAATGACGAGCAGGTGTCTGTTCCAGATTTGGGAGAACTTTTTAGGGCTGCAGAAAAATATCAAGATATAGAGACAAAATATGTTTATCCAGTTCAGCAGTCCTGGGAAACTTTGATTTATGATAATGAGGCTTTGTCATACAACCCAAGCAATAATAGCATACGTTTAAATTCAGGATTCTCCAATGGAGAGTTTGTAGAAGATCTGGTTTTAAATATTACAAAGCAATACGTATCTTCAAAAATAGAATGGGTGTCATCTAAAGGGGTTTCAGTATATGTCTCAGAAACATCATCACTTGGCCCGTGGAGAATATGTTCAAACGGATCTTCTATTCCAGAATTTACACAAGGTTCTAGCTTTTCTTCACAAAAGATACTTTACTTTAGAGTAGTCTTTGATTCATCAAATCCAGATCTTTACATTCCAGAACTCTACTCCTTAAAGATTTATTTTCATTCTGAAAAGAAAATGTTTGCACATAATGGAGGAAGTACGCTTTCAGTATCTCAACCAACCTCTGGATCAACTTGGGATTTTGATGTTTCTAACAACAGCTACCCAGTTAGAAGTAGAAACTACCATAACGGAATAAGACCAAAATCTTCAGCATTCTTTATAGACTCAGTAAATGATGTTCGGAATATTGAGATGATATTTACTCCAAAAACGCTTTCTAGCGGAAACCTAATATTTAATAAGACTGGCGCAGTAGAGACATCTCTTTCTTGGGCGGCAGGCGGAGGGATATCAAAATCTAACATTAGCAACATATATATAAATGGTCAGGATATATCCTCAGCAACTAACATATCATCCTACTTATATATAGATGAGCCAAATTATATATTGATAAAAACATCTAGCATAATATCTGGCCCTATTTGGTTTAATGGAAAGCAGATTTTAGGAGTAAGATCTAATGTCCTTGATGACAATATGTATCAGAATATTGCCCTATACTCAAATCCAGACATTAGCCATCAAGATCATTATGACCTGTATACAGGCAAATCTGCATCTATTGGCCAAGGTTCGTCAATGGAAGTGACAGAAGAGTCGGTATCTACCTACTCTAGAGACAGAGTTGTGTTGCAGATTATATAATTTTGTCATACTAAGTGACAAAAAGCTGGACTTAAGCACACAAAGATGGTAAAATAATTAACTATGGATATAAAAAGAATTAATGCCCAAATGAAGTCTGGTGAAACCAGGCTAGGAGTCTACGTGTGGGAGATGCCTGACGGAAGATGGGTTGGCGATGAAGACAATAACTTTTTATCTATACAGTCCATGATTGGAAACAAAGAAAGAATTGCTTTGCTTGCAGCAGCCGTAGCACACTATGGAATTGATGTTGGTCAGCCTAAGTTTATTGAGGGAAGCCGACAAATTGATGATGAAGAATTTGAGTATCAAAAGCAAAGATTAAGGTGGGGTCTAACTCCAGATCCACTAGACATCGGTGTTCACAAAGAAGAAATGGCTAAACTTAATGGTGGTAAAAAATGATTGAATACGACGAAGACATAGTTCAGGATAATGTAGAGATATCCAATGTTGCAGATTGGATGAGATTTAATAATCCTACAACACAAAAATCTGACGATCTATTTGATATAGATGCTGAAGAGATATTAAAGCTTTCAGGACTTGGCGCTTCATTTAGAAGAAAAGTGTCTAGAGACCTACAAAAAGCTTTTACTGGTAAAGATGGTGCCGTAAGCCAGCAACTTCAACACCAACAGGCAGTTAGCGGATACGCTACATTTGATCTAATCCAACCAGAATATAACTTAGATTATCTTTCAACAATTTATGAAATTTCGCCTTACAACTATGCAGCAATAAATGCAAAGGTTGCTAACATTGTAGGCCTAGGATTTGACTTTATTGAATCAAAAAAAACTACAGACACCCTTGAAGATATAGAAGATGAAAAGCAGCTAGAAAGAGCACGTAAGAAGTTAAATAGAATTAAGCAAGATCTACATCGTTGGCTAGAAGATTGTAATGAAGATGAAACATTTAAAGAAACGCTTATAAAGTTCTACACCGACATAGAGGCTACTGGTAATGGCTATCTGGAGGTCGGCAGAACAACAACTGGCAAGATAGGGTACATCGGTCATATACCTTCGAAGACAATGCGTGTGAGACGCCTCAGAGACGGTTTTATCCAGCTTCTTTATGGAAAGGCTGTCTTCTTTAGAAACTTTGGAGATACAGAAACTGTAAACCCAATTGCTGGTCAAGAAGATAGACCTAACGAAATTATTCATTTAAAGAAGTACACTCCTAAGAATAATTATTATGGAATTCCAGATATTATTGCTGCACAAAATGCTATGGCTGGAAACGAATTTGCTGGTAAGTATAACCTGGACTATTTTGAAAACAAGGCGGTTCCAAGATACATTATTACAGTAAAGGGCGCAAAGCTTTCTACCGAATCAGAAAGAAAATTGCTTGAATTTTTCCAGGTAGGATTAAGAGGAAAGAACCATAGATCACTATATATTCCACTTCCTCCAGATTCTCCAGACTCAAAAACTGAATTTAAAATGGAGCCAATTGAAGCGGGCTCTCAGGAGTCTTCATTTAATATATATCGTCAATCTAATAGAGATGAAATATTAATGGCTCACAGAGTCCCAATTAATAAAATTGGCACACCAGCAGGTATCAACCTTGCGGCAGCCAGAGATGCAGACAAAACATTTAAAGAGCAGGTCTGCAGACCAGCCCAAGAAAACCTAGAAAAGAAATTAAATAAGATTATTCAAGAAATGACGGATGCGCTAGAGCTTAAATTTAATGAATTAAGTCTTACAGATGCAGACACTCAATCAAAGATTGATGAAAGATATCTTAGATTCCAGGTAATAACTCCAAATGAAATTAGAGTTAGAATGGGAATGGTTCCAAGAGATGGTGGGGATGTCCCAGTAGACCTTGCAGCCCAGGCAGCCGAAATTAAGGCTCAAGCCAACCAAAGTAGAACACGTGACCAAGAAAGATCTGCAAATTCCCCAGATAAATCTGGGGAGGGTAGAAATTCAAAGGGAGATGGAAGACAAGTCAACTAGTCCTACTCAACTAGTTATTTGCCTTTTGATACAACAATCTCTATAATATATAACATATGATCATAGAAAAGTCACATTGGTCTTCTAATGGAAATGCTATTAATTTATCAGTTCCATTTACGAAGGTCAATAGAGAAAAAAGAACAGTCTCAGGATTCGCAACATTAGATAACCTGGATCAGACTGGTGATGTCGTTACTCAAGAAGCTAGCATGAAAGCGTTCGAAAGCTTTAGAGGTAATCTAAGAGAAATGCATCAGCCGCTTGCAGTTGGCAAGGTAGCATCATTTAGACCAGAAACTTTTTATGACCCTGCAACAAAAGAATTTTACAACGGTGTTTACGTTGATGCATACATTTCTAAGGGCGCTCAGGATACTTGGGAAAAGGTTCTAGACGGAACACTAACAGGATTTTCCATCGGCGGAAAGATTATTGAATCAGATAACGAAGTAAACAAATCAACAGGAGCATCAGTAAGATTTATCAAAGACTATGCACTAGTTGAACTATCAATCGTTGATTCACCAGCAAATGAACTATGTAACATTTTATCTATCGAAAAAGTAAATGGACAAATGATTTTTAAAGGCATCGCAGCAGATGTTAAAATGGAAAATATTTTTTATTGTGCAGAAAGCGATTCTGTATTTATGTCAACAGAATCAGAATACATATCTCCAGTTACTGGTAAAAAAACAGAACTCATTGGATGGGTAGAATCAAACGACGTAAACAAAGGAAAAGAAATAGAGAAGATTCTTGATTCACGTAGATCAAGATTGCAAACATTGCCTGACAACACAAATATAAATATGGCAATTGCAGAAGGAGGAAATGAAGTGGAAAAGCTTAATGTAACAGAAGCAACTCCAGTAGTAGAAGAAGCAGTAGCTCCAGAAGCACCTGCAGAAATTATTGAAGAAGTTGCCCCAGTAGAACAAGAGTCTGCTGAAGTTGTAGCTGAAGAAACTTCTGCCGAAGTTCTGGAAAAATCAGCAGAACTAACAGTTCAGGAATCACCTGACTTTGTTAAAATGCTAGGCGACCTTAAGGGTTTCTTCTCAGAGACTTTGGAAAAGGCCTCTGAGGCAAACGCTGCTCAGGTTTCAACAATCAAGGAGACAGTCGAAGCTTTTAGCAAGAATGTCGATTTGAGAATTTCAGAATTAGCAGAAAAGCACACAGAACTCTCAACAGCAGTTGATTCAATTAAGTCCATCATGGACACAGTTGAAAAAAGAGTAGACGCAGTAGAATCAGACACTGCAATTAAGAAGTCCTCTGACCTTGGCGGGTCAGCTGGAGTAACAATCAAAAAATCAAAATGGAACGGCACTTTCCTCGGTTCCGTTAGCGAATTAACAAAATAAGGGTATGGTGAAAAACTAATGAGTAATGAACTATTAGCAAAAGCAGCTGAAGCAGGCACAACACTAACAGGTGGAATGACTGGCGCAGCAAACCCTACCGACGGAATTCACGTAGGTTCCGAGGGTAAGGGAGGCTTGCTCAATCCTGAGCAATCCGCAAGATTCCTCGATTACATGTTCGATGCAACAGTAATCGGTAAAGTAGCACGTACAGTTCGAATGAGAGCTGACACTACAGAGATTGATCGTATTGGCGTTGG